GCTCTAGCAACAGCTAGGACGTCTTCTTGATATAACATGATCCCAAGAGAGTCTTCAAGAGCTATTTTCATAGAAGGATGGTCATAATTAATTTCAGACCTACCATGCTTTCTATTTATGTAAAGCTTATCCATTCCAGAGCCCATTGGACCTGGTCTATACAAGGATATAAGAGCCATGATATCCTTGATATCTTGCGGCTGAAGCTGGACCATAAGCTGTCTCATGCCAGAAGACTCAAGTTGGAATACTCCTATAGCATTACCTTTACATAGCTCCTCAAAAGTTCTTTTGTCATCGAGAGGTATTTTTTCTAGGTCAATGTCAATTGACTTTGTTCTCTTTACAAGCTGAATACATTCATCTATAACGCCTAGGTTTCTTAAACCTAAGAAGTCAATTTTAAGAAGTCCACATTGTTCTACTCTGCCCATGTCCCATTGAGTAACCATGGGTGAGTCTACACCCTTTTGCATTATGGGAAGATAGTCGGTTAGTGCGTCTCTAGATATAACCACTCCAGCTGCATGGACTCCAGTTTGTCTGACTAAACCTTCAAGACCAAAAGCTGTATCTATTATTTTTTTACTATCTTCATTGGAATTATATTCAGAACTAAACTCTGCTACTTCCATGCACTCTGTAAGACTTTTTGATACACCTAAGACTGGTGGTGGAACAAGTTTAGATACTCTATCTCCCCCGGAAAAATCATATCCTAAGGCTCTTGCGGCATCCCTAATAGACTGTCTTGCTCCAGTCCTATTGAATGTACATATGTGGGCTACGTGATCTGTTCCATATTTTTGACGGGCATACTCTATAACTCTATCTCTATGCCTATCGTCAAAGTCTAGGTCGATGTCTGGCATTGACTTTCGGCCCTCGACAAGAAATCTTTCAAACATAAGACCAAACTTAATTGGATCTAGATTTGTTATGCCAAAAGCATAGGACAATACACTGCCAGCAGCAGATCCTCTTCCCCATCCAACTCTAATATCATTTTCTTTAGCCCATTGAACTAAATCAGATACAACTAAAAAGTATTCTGGGAAACCCATTTCCTTGACAACTCTAAGCTCATAGTTAGCTCTGTCTAAAACTTCTTGCGACAGATCTTCACCATATCTTTTTTTTAATCCATTCCATGCCAGTCTTTCAAAGTATTCAGTTGAAGACTCATTTGTTGGTATAGGAAAGTTAGGGAAATGTATTTCTCCAAATTTAAGATTAACATCTACCATGTCGTTTACATGCATGGTATTTTTAAGATACTCTTCTGTAAAAACTTTAGCCATTTCGTCGTAAGACTGTAGGTAAAATTGATCACCAGAAAAAGAAAATCTATTTGGTGTATTTATGTTGGAGTTAGTTGCTACGCATAGCATTATGTCATGAGCATGTGCGTCGTCTTGATGTACGTAATGACAGTCTCCGGAAGGAACAACTTTAGCACCTATTGAATTAGCTATCTTTATTAGATCTGGTATGATTCGTAGCTGCTCTTCTATTCCATGGTTTTGAATTTCTATGAAATAGTTTTCTTTACCTACAATATCTTGCATAGAACTTGCATGCATAAGCGCAGTATTATAGTCTTTTCTCAGGAGTGCTTGAGAAACCTCTCCATTCAGACAGCCTGATAATACAATTATTCCATCAGAATGTTGAGAAATTAATTCATGGTCTACTCTAGGCTTAACATAGAACCCCTCAGTAAAAGCTCTAGAGGACATTTTAATTATATTGTGATACCCAGTATTATTCTTTGCAAGGATAGTTATATGATATGGACCTCTTTGTTCCCATTCATTTTTTGATTTACCAGCTCTTTCTTCTTCGTCTCTATCTAAACGAGTTTTTCTTGCTTGATAGAATTCAGAACCTAATATTGGCTTAACTCCACAGCTCATTCCGGCATCATAGAAATCTAGCCATGAGTGGATATTGCCATGGTCGGTCGTAGCTAACCCGACCATGCCAAGATCCTTAGCTCTATTAAGGTATTGCTCTACGCCACCATGTCCATCTAGTGTAGAGTAAACAGTGTGGTTATGTAGGTTAGTCCAATTCTTCAACTTATTCCTCTACTATTATCACTTTGTCCTAAGGCTTGATTTCTTGTTTCCCTATAGGTTATTATTACAACTCCACCACAAAATTTACACGGTACATTCTTTCCTTCTTGTGCAAAAGGGCTCCTGTACATGTACTGTTCTGGCTGGTCTGAATGGCACTCACTACAAGTTCCAATAACATCTTCATCATTTTCAATCATTTTTTTCTCCTTTCTTAACTATTTTATATGCGAATCTAATTGGCGATGGTTCATTCTTGTCATTTGTCTCAACAAACTTATCGCCTATCTTTACCCACTTTTTCTTATATTCCAATGAGCAGTCTCCACAACCAACGCCGGCTGAGTTAGCTCTAGCGCAGGTATAGGGTCTTCCTCCTATCCCTATTTCTCTTCTTTTTATCCAGTCTTCTATGTGAGCAGAAGACTTCTTGGGATTATAATCGTCACACTTTGATAATACTTCATGTAGATATTGTACCGATTCATCAGTGTAAGTTAATATAGAGCAAAGAAATAGTCTAGACTCATGATCGATATGATGGTTTTCAGTCGCTTCTTTTTCTATTCTAGAAAATGCTGAGCAGCTGTTTAATAAGTTTTTTTTATCAAAGACTTTATTTCGATCATCAAAATTAACCCTACCATTTGAACCAAACTCATTAAAATAAGCTAATACATCCTTTGGCTTATTCTTTTCTTCTTCCATTTGATAAGAGTACTGCCTAAACCATTCGTTAGCAGTAAAGTTAAACTGTTGTTCAGGAATAGAATTGTCCTGTAACACAGAAGAGTATTCCGTTATCGATTCTATGTCGCTGAATAAAATTTGTTTACTTAATTTAGTTTTAAAAAGACCAGTATCTTGGTGTTTAGTTCCAGGTAATCTCCACATTCTTCTGGCATCGTATACAGAAAAGTCTAAAGAATTTAAGTTCAGACTTACTGATAAGTCTTTTGCTATATATCTATATAAGGTTGGAAGTCTATTTGATGGATTTATGCCCAAAGCTAAAGCTTCACATTCAATATGGAAACCTTTTTTACCTGTGTAATAAACTATTATTGATTCTTCTGGTATAAAATTTAACAAATGAAGATACAAAGTTTTAGCTTCTTGCCAAGAAATACTTATGTCGCTATTGTCTATATCGAAATATAAAGAACCCAACCTAGTAGCCTTGGAAAGATCTTGATCATCAAAATGCCAGATAGAACTGTATATTCCGGTATTGTCATACTTGTCAGAATACTTTTTAATTACATCTACATCAAGAAGAATTGGAAAGTCATTTTTCTTTTCTCTAATGACTCTTTTTAGTTGTGGAATGTATCTAGCTATTTCTAAATATCTCCACTTATATGTGTACTTAGATGGATCACTTGATATTTTCATGGCAATTTACAACTACCTTCTTCATTTCCTGAAGTAAATAAAACATATCTCTGACTATTCTTTATCTGATCTGAAAAAGACCTATAGTAAACTGACTCTTCTATTAGGTAGTCTAGGCTGTCGAGTACAAAACTTCTAATTAATACTCTATCTTTAATTATATCTTCCATCGTTCTTCTATTATATCTTCACCATCAACAATATAGTGAACTTTTGATGCAACATTATCAGATAAGTGAACAATTATATCTAAATACGTAATTGGCACGGTCTCTGGAACGGGAGACCACGGCCCTAGATGGCATCTAACTAATCTAAGAATCGATTGAACAGTTTCCTCTGGGACAAATAGGGTAGAAGATTGTGCTTCTCCTGCATATTTTTTATCATACTCTTGACACTGTTGAACGAATTTTCCAACAGTATAGGGATGCATTGGGTCATAAAAAAAATGCTTTTTATCATTATCTAAAGTACCCTTAGTTATGTCATGCAGTAAGCACGCAGCATAAACAAGATCTCTTTCTTCTGAAGATAGAGAATAAGAATCTGAAATTATTTTAGCTGTTCTAACAACTCTTTTTGTATGAAGAACATTTCCCCCAGAATTATGTTCATCACTAGGATGATACTTTCCAGAGAAGCTTGATGGTATAGTCCAAAAGCCATCTGCTCTTAGCAAGATTGATTTAACAAAACTCTTAATATTGCTATCTGATATCATTTCTATTTCATGAAATAAAGGTTCAAGTATTTTTGATTCCTCTTCAAGAGAAATTGAATCTGATTCTTTATTTAAAATTTCATCTAATATTGAATCTTTAGCCAACTTTAAACTTCCCAATCTTTCCAGTTAGAACAAGGTTTATCAAAAGGACACTTTTTGCAATACGAGGTTAGACCTCTTCTTGGCACATACTTGTCATCCTCTTGCACAACGCTACACCAATACTTCAAAGCTTTAGTATCATCTTCATTTAACTCGTATTCAGAAAATTTCTGAGAAGAAGACAGTAAGTCGTAGTGACCGAATCTTGTTTTACTTATTTTAGTTGGAAACTTATGTTTAAAAGCTTCATAAAGTATAGAGAAGTCCATTTGATAAAGAGATGTATGTGAATTCCTAAAGTTAAAAACCCACTTGTAAACAAAGTACTCATTGTTTTCAAACGTTATTAAATCAAATTTACTATTAATTTTTATAGACTTATCTAATGGTAGATAGAATTGTTGGTCAATAGCTATTGGTATAGCATTTGATTCCGAATGTTTATTGTAAAAGTCAAGCAGTGATGCAGAAGCTCTAGATGTAAAGCTGGCTGTGTTTCCGTAGAAACTTTCATGCTGCTCATGTATTATGTCATAAGCTGTTGCATCTTTACTGAACCACAACTTCTCCCACCTATTTAAAAGGGATGCATAAGAAGGAACTATTCCCCCTTGTTTTTTATAGAAGAAGTAGTTGATAACACTTTTAAGTGTATTCTCAAATCTTGCAGTGATTAAATCTCTGCTCATAATTGTCTCAGGAAGTTTTTGATCGTGCCTATAACTGTAAAGTAAAGCGCAAGTTTGATAATCCTTAATTGCTTCTATTGTTAATTCTTTCATATGTCAAAATCGCTATCGTCTAATAGTTCATCTAAAAGAGAACTTGTGTCGTAATCATTTTCTGTAACTGGTTCATACTCTTCATATACTTTTCTTGAATCCACATATCTAACCAAGGGAGGATTATAAAGAAAGCTTGATCCGGTTATTCTATTCTTTGGAATTTGCAGCTGCATTATATTATCATCTTCAGAGTCGTCACCACTAATTAATTTTTTTTGTGTGATAAATATTGTTACAGCACACTTTTGTTGTATAGCTAAAGAGCCACCAGTGTCAGATTGTTGTACAACTTCTCTTTTTTCTTTCATTCTATTTGAGTTTTCTTGAGCTGTAATAATAACAACACAATTCATATCTCTAGCTAGCTTTTCTAGCTTAACCATCATCTCTTCAAACTCGCCCCACCTAGGCTTACCTTTGCCACCCTTTGTAAACATAGACTGTATCGTGTCTATAACTACAACGTCAGGAGTCTTGGCATAGTCAATGATATCTCTCAACCACTTTTCAAGGTCCTCAAAGTATGGAGTCTCAGGGTCATGTCTAACAAGTAACCTATTTCCCCATTGGCTTAATTTATCTTTAAACTTACCAAGGTAATAAGTCTTCTGATCCTCAGACCAATTCTCTGACTCCGCATAGACATTTTTGCCAATAATCTGAGTCATTAAGATTCTCTCCCAGTGACCAACAGCCTCTTCAAAGTTTACATACAAAGCCGTATATCCACACTCTACCCAGTTATTCACTAGGCACTTAGCGAACGTGCTCTTACCTTTGCCTGAGGCAGCTATGATTGCGTGTACAGCGCCCTTATAGAACCCACCGTCATCTGTGTACCCCATTGCTCTATTAAGAGCTTTAAACTGCGTTGGCAGAAAGCTGGGAATATTTAATAGATCTTCAGCCCTATTAGAGATGTCGTTTGCTGTTGTAAGTTTTTCCAAGGGATCATAGTTAACGCTATTTTCTAATTCTTTTATTTCTGATGTAAGTAAATTGATTCTTGCTGTATCTTTTTCAGATTTAACTCCCTTTTGAGACAGTATATGCTGAAGTTCTTGCAGGTAGTCAAGCTGCTTTTTTTTGTTAGCTTTGTACTTTACTATCTGAATAACTGACTCAACAGTTGAAAGCTCAATGGATAAAAGTAAGTCCATCATAATTGAAACGCCAGCGTTTCCGCCAAGACCTTCTCTTATGTCTGTTTCTGATTCAAGCCAATTTTTAAAACCTACAGGATTTACCATAGATAGCTGAGTTACAGAATGGTATGCAAGAAGTGCTAGGTAAAATTCATGAACACCTTTTTGACCATGATTAATCCCAACTATATCTGGAGCAAGCTCGTTTGCGAATGCAGATATAGCACCATCTTCTCTTAAAGAGAGTGCAAATATCTGATACTCAATAGGTATGTCAGAATTTTCTTCAAGAACTTCTGTTACCATTCTTTTTTTCATCCTTAATTGCTCTGTAGATTTTCTTACGTTCTTCGGACTTTTTCTTTTTCATAGATTTATAAAAGTCTGATTCATATGTATTATTTTTTACCTTCTGCTCTTTGATAAAAGGTGAATCTTTTATCGCCTGCAGCATTCTATCAAATACAGACTGTTCTGTAAGCTGATCATTATACCTAAAAACAACTAATGCAATGCCTTGTTGTTTACACATTTCGGCTTTTTTTGTATCTCTTTTTTGAGCTTCGTAAAAATCATATTTTGATTCATAGAATCTAGCCGTGTAATAAAAGTGCTGTCTACCATGATATTCGGCTGCTAACTTATAGGTGGGACAGTAGATATCAAGTCTTAATTTATCTTCTAAATAAAATTCATTTATTATTTTTTCTCCCGGAAGGAGTTTTTGCATCATGAAAGTAAGGGAGGACTGACCTCTAGACATTTTTTTTCTAGAGTTTTTCAACCAAGACAGACCAAGTTGGTTAATCTTTTGGTTTACTTTATTAACAGTCCAACCTACTTCTTTTGCTATGTCAGATATACTAAGACTACTTTCAAAGAGTAAATCTACAATTAGCTCAGTATCGTCTTGTTCTTCTTCCCAGTTACTTCTTGTCATATCTTTTATTAGGGTATTTATTACCTTCATCTTTTGTAAATCTTGGTCTATCCATATTTAGATGGAACTTTGCCGAACTGATAAACTTGCCAAAGTCAATTATTGACACATTCATAGTTTCCCATATCTTGGGTGCAATAGCAGTTGCCAACAGTGGGCAATCAAGTATGACCGCATCTACGCCATTTTCAAATTCACTTATCTGAGCAACAATAGAGTCAAGCTTATCATAGTAATTATTGTAAGGCACTGTGATTACGTATTGGTTTTGTCCAAAAATCTTTTCAACAGTTTTTTTATCATGGAATGTTAAAATAACATTCTTAGAATCCCTAATATAGTGATTGATAAATATGTCAATTACTTCTTTTTTATTAGAAAAAAAGTGCTCAAACATACCAGCATCATAGTATGTAGAGTTACTACTTAAGCCTATGCTATTAAGTTTTCCAGACTCTATCTCGTTAGAGAATTCAAGAGGCAATGCTTTCAAGAAGTTTTCATCTTCAATCGACATACATTTGGAAAGTGACTTTATAAAATATCTAGGAGGTTTTTTCTCCGAAGTATTTAGAGCTGCACCAATTGCAGATCTTGATATGTTTACATAGGCAAACTTATTCTTTCTTTCAATTTTTTCAGTAAGAGCAATGATTGACTTTACTGGATCTAAAATTTTATTGACGTCTTCCATTTTATATACCGAAATTTTCCCACTGGATTAATACTGGATTAGGATCTACTATAGAATTGATATGGTCAATTTGATGGAATTTTCCGCCATCTAAATTTGAGTATCTTTCATACTTGCTTTTTTTGTCTTCATCATAAGTATAACCTAAGTGCTTCATGATTAGACCAGAGTGAAGCCAATAATTTCTGTTTCCCATCCATTGAGAAACATAAGTTGGCTCGGACCCACATGCTAAGGCCTTGTTGAGAAAGCCTGCATTTTCTTGAAATCTAAAAATTCTAGATGAATTATTAGGAGCCCACAACTTGTCGACTCTGTAATGAGTCTCACTCCACATATGATAAAATCTAACATTTACAACATCAAATTCTGACCTAGATAAAACACTTTTTATATCTATAGAATTAATATTGTTTATGTCAAAAAGCATTTCGTCACAATCAATTGCAATTACCCAGTCTCCAGGAGAAGCAAACTTCTCTAAGTTGCCCCAGGCATTTGCTCTTAATCTACCCTCATGAGTTGCAAAAAGAGGCTCTGGAGTAGAGAATACCTCTGCGTACTTTGCAGCTATATTTGGAGTATCGTCGGTTGAGCAGTCATCAGTAAAAATTATTTTATCTACTTGACTTGATATTCTTTGTAAAACTTCTTCTAAGAATCTAGAAGATTCGTTTCTTCCTACCATTTGAGCGTATATCATATTTTTCCTTTAAATGAATATAGGGGAGACCACATAAGCAGTCTCCCCTATAGTTAATAAAATTATTAGGCTTCGATCTGCTGGCGTGCTTCCACTGCAGAGATGCGCTCAATTTCAACGTCATGGAACATGACTTCACCAGTTACGCTGCGTCGACCAGCAGCAAGCTTCTGGGCATCGCTCTTGTTGTTGGCACGGACAAGTGTAGTTGTAGTAACAGTAAAGTACTTGAACTTGTTATCTGACATTTTTATTTCCTTTTCTATTTTGTTGGATAATGTACTGCGATGTATTCTATCGCATCTTGCAGATTGTCTGCAAGTTTGGTTGCCATATATTTCATATATATGCGATCTTTATATTGATTAGCACACATAACAACTGTGGGCTGGCCATGGATTTTTGCCCATGCCAACTCAAAGTCAGTTCCTATGTATGCTCTATCTTCTAACATGTATTCTACCAGCAAAAGATCTGATTTCTTCTGCATAAACAAATTTTTTTGTGCAATTTCTTCCGGAGACATTGAATAGTCTTCTGGTATAGATGTTGGATCCAATACAGAATAACCACGTTGATCTAATAAAAATGTAGCTTCCTTACGCCAGCTTGTTGCGTACTCGCCTACATAATCCATTGCACCTGATAAGAATATTGTTACACTCATACTGGCCAATGATACTCTAAATCTGACGGATCGTCAAAATACTGAGAATAATATTCATAATCTTTTCTAAGAAGATTTGATCTATGTGAACGATGAAATTGATCATTACCAAACCATGATGGCAGAACTATATTACTGCTATCTACTTCTTCAAATACCATATTGTTTTTATAACCACGATTCATCCATTCAGCAATCGTGTGGTTTTGATAAACCTTTAGTGCTTCTTCGTAACCAGCCCACATACGAGTAACTGGATGGTTACGCCAACCTTTCGTATGCGTTCTTTCGAGTAGAACATTAAGAACTTGATATGTTTCAACACGTTGTTTTCCTAACCGGCGATAGTCTAATACTTGAACTGACTTAATAAAATCAGGATATGGTAAAAATGTTTGCATTACTTTTCTTTCTTGAATTCCTGGAATGTCTTATCGCCTACACCAAAATATTCTCTGGCTAACCCTGCAGCAACTATATCTGTGTTCAGACAAGCTCCTGCTTCGTTCCACACTCTAGCAAGTATTCTTCCGTACTTCTCATTTTTATCAAGAATTGTTTCTATTTTAATTTTGCTACCCGCAGCAGTAATCCACTGATCTGTGAACTCTTTAGCAGCCAGTCCCATTTTCTTTTCTTCAAGATTTGAAGTGCGACTCTCTGGAGTATTTATTCCATATAATCTTACTCTACCTTTTCTAAAAGTATCAAATCCTAGGTCAATAAGGATATCAAATGTATCTCCATCAACTATTTTTTTAACTTCTGCGTTATATAAGTATACATTGAATTTATCTGTCATTTTAATTTTCCTTTTTTAAATTTTGATATTTTTTATCATTTTCTTCAAAATGATTATTTGATATTTTTACATATTGATCATATTTTTCTTTATTTTCTGCTCCCCAAAAACCAAATTTTTTACCATAAAGATAATCATAGCCAAAATTTCCGTATCTTTTTTTACTTTCAAGAACTCCATTAAAAGCAAACAATCTATCATCTGGATATTTTTCTTTAGTAAAACCATTTCCTGGATGTTTTCCCAAAGTTGATATAACAGTTTTGTCTGAACTAAAAAATCTATACCCCCTTGTCGAAGCCCTTAATGCAATTACTTCTTGTTCTGGACAAAAAGGGATAAATGGATTATAGGATATTTCATATAAAAATTTTGAATCTCCAAAAAGTCCACCGCCACCATAACAAAGGTAGTGCTCTAAATACTTTCCTAATATTTTTTCTTCATGTTCCCTAGATTCATCTACGTGAGTACTTAAACCATCTTCTCTAACAGAAAGAGGGTAAGCTTTTTCTCCCATAAAATTATTAATATACTTCTTCTCCGGATCAAAATATGCTTCTTCACCATGCCATGATATAGATTGCGAGATCAATGGTTTATCGCAATATTTCTTTAATTCTTTTATATTTTGAACTAAAATAGAGTCCCAATCTTTTACAAAAATTGTGTGTGCATCGATTTGTAGAAAATATTCTTCATTATTATGCAAGGTAGCACAGGCTAATCTAGCAAAACCTAACCCCAATGGCTCTTCGTATGACACATTAGCACATCTAACGTTTGGATATTCAGAGAAGTCTTCAAATTTAGATTCATTAGTTTTTTGATTAAATATTCCAAAGAAAACTTTAGATGGATACTTAGCTTTTTCATAGGCGTCTTGAACAGTTGCTTGGGTAAAGTATTCATTTAATGCAGGCATTGCTACAAAAATAGTGTCTATACTATCGTTATTCATTGTAGTCTCTTTCTATATTCTTTTATTTGGTCTATTACCAATTTTATCACAGGACTTACTACGCTATTTCCACATTAATATTTAATTCCATAAACATTAGATGTATTAAAATTTATTTTTGATCTTAATAAATAATCTTGGTACGACTCAAGATCAGGTGCTCCATAAAAGCCAAATTTTTTTCCATATATATACTCATTCATTGAAACTTTATCTATATCTAATTCTGAAGATAAAAATCTTCTATCATCTGGATAATCTAATTCATTAAATCCATCTATTTTATTTTTTGCTAAGGTAGATATCATGCTTATTTCTGAACTAAAAAATCTATAACCTCTTGTACACGATCTAAGCGCTGTGAATTCTTGTTCTGGTGAAAAAGATATAAAAGGATTGTAAGATATCTCATAAATAAAATCAGACAAAGAAAAAATCCCACTACCTGCCAGGCACAGATGGTGTTCTAAAAATTTTCCGAGAAACTTTTCTTCATTTATTCTTGTTTTATCTTCGTAAGTTATAGGTTTTCCTTTTTGTGGAAAAAATGGATATGATTTTTCTCCCATAAAATTATTAATATATTTTTTTTCCGGATCAGAATAAATTGAAACTAGGTGCCAAGCACAGGTTTGAGATATTACAGGTTTTTCAACATGCTTTAATAGCATGTCTAGCTCATTAATAAGTACTGAATCCCATCCTTTTGCAAAGATTGTATGGGCGTCAATTTGCAAAAAGTATCTCTCATCATCATGAAGGGTGGAAGCAATTAATCTACCTAATGCTGCGCCAAGTGGTTTTTCATAATTTGCATTAATACATCTTACATTTTTGTAAAGTGTAAAATCTTCAAAGTTATTTGAATTTGTTTTTTGATTAAAAATACCAAAATAAATATTTTCAGGTTTGTCAGCTTTTTTAAAAGCGTCTTCTACTGTAATATGAGTAAAGTATTCATTGAAAGCTGGAACTGCTATGAAGATTTTTTTATTTCTCCACATTTTAATCTCTTTCTATATTTTTCTTTATTTGGTCTACTACCCATTTTATCACAGGACTTGCTACACCATTTCCACACATTTTATAACGAGTATTATCGCTATTAGTCTTGCCATCAGCTCTATATAGTGTGTGATTTGTGGGCCAGCCCATTAATCTTTCGCATTCTATTGGAGTAAATCTACGCACACCTTTGCTATCTACTACGAGGTTTTCTCCTCTACTTGAGGGTACTCCTCCTTCGCCGCCACTTCTAAGGCAGCTTGCAAGTTCTTTGGTATCTTCGTTTTCTTGTTTGATACCCTTCTTAGGATTCCCTTTGCTGCTTTTTTCGACAGGTAATATTTGCTGTGGACTTCTTCTGGCAATTGCAGGATCGAGGATAGCGATGACAAAAACTCTTCTTCTTTTTTGGGGCACTCCGAAGTACTGTGCATCAAGGACTGACCATTCCAAGTGATAACTCCCCAAGCCTGCCATTTCTTTGATGACTGTCTCAAAGTCGTCACCACCGTTGGAGGACATGGCTCCAGTGACGTTTTCCCAAATTGCGATCTTTGGATATTCTCCACCCGTACTCTCTTTCATTTCTTTAATGACTCTAATTGCTTCGAAGAATAGATTAGACCTACTACCTTTTAGTCCAACTTTTTTTCCGGCATTAGACAAGTCTTGACAAGGGGATCCAAATGCAATTAGATCTACAGGTACAAGGTCTTTTCCATTTACGTTAGATATATCGCCCCAAAGCTGAGCAGTTGGCCAGTGATACTTAAGAGTTTCCTGACAATTACTATCCCACTCTACTTGAAACTTACATTGCAAACCAGCAGAGTCTAAACCTATATCGATTCCACCAGCTCCTGCAAACAAAGACCCGTAGGTTTGTATTGACAATTTAGTCTCTTTCTATACCTATAGAATCACAAGCTTTTCTAAATATTTCTCTACTTATTGGAAACTGTGCATCAGCATGACTATAGCCTTCACCTGGTTTTGGAGAAGATGCATGCCAGCTATGCCCTATTGATACAGATCCATCATACACTACATTGTATCCTAAGTGTCTAGCAAAGTATGAACACCATGTCTCTTCGTAGTAATGAGGTGTAGGTAAGAATGCGCCAATTGCATTGGGATACAATTCTCTATACTTAGGATTATTAGTTAATGCGTTCCACACTTCTCGTCTTATGAAGTAAGCAGATCCTGACACTGTCACGCAGTTTACTCTATCTCTGAATAAAGAGTCTGCTTTATCTTCAGCTCTCCAGCCTCTATGCCCTGGTTTTAAGTTGGTGCCAACAATACCAGCGTGTGTTATTAAACCATTCTCGTCTCTTTGTTTTGGGCCGAGTATATGGATATCTTTATTCTCATCAAAGATGCTTTGGATTTTTATAAGATCTTCATTTGAAAACCAAACATCAGCATTTAAGAGTGCAATAATATCTGAATTAGATTCACGAGCCATCATGTTACAAGCTGCTGAATAACCTATATTGCGACGCAGGTAAACTCTATCTATTAAATACCTCTCTTCATTTTCTCGTATCCACTGTATGAAGTCATCTTGGGAATCATTATCTGTAATATATAAATTCCAATTTTTTTCAAGCGCGCCATTTGGACTACCTAAACTAGAATGCAAGACGTCCAAAAGTCTTTCTATTTGCTTTCTAGAATTGTAATTGACTATACATAGGTCTATCATTTAAAAAAACTTCCTGCATCATCTATTTCTTTTTGCACTGTTGCAAATGCATTCTGAGGACTAAAGCCACATTCTAATAAGTCGTAAAAGAAATTTGAAGCTTCTTTTTGAGGCGACATATCATATTCACTTAGTCTATTAACAAAGTTTTCAATAGTTAAAGTGTTTGAAGAAACAAACTTCTTATGTTTATTTTTCTGATATAAAACATAACCAACAAATGCACTAATACTTAAGGCTATTATAATAACCGAATCACCATTCTTCTTCATAATCACCTTCATCTGAGTATTGTGTCTTGTCAATCCATTCCCTGATTAGTTCAGCAACGCTTTGCCACGATTCCGATTCAACGCTGTCTGTAGAAGATGCCATATACAAATATGTTTCATATATGTGTTCCAAGACATCCACCGATGCAACAATTGCTGCTTCCCCCGGGAGGATTTTTAATATTAGTTTTTTCTTTTGTCCCTTACTCATTATCCGTTTTCTTTTCTTTTCTTTCTTTTATATCTGCAGAGAAAACTTCTTCATCTGAGACTTTATAGGCAGATAGATTGGAATTATCCGGTTCAAATGTTACGAATAAAACTTTTTTATCTTTTATACTACAACCTTCAGGCGGTGCTGATTCTAGGGCAATCTTCTTTGAAGAGCAACCGTAGACCTGACTGTGTCCATCGTAGATAACAATGTAATTTACCTTTGAAGCTGCCAATTTATTTTACCTTATATGTTTTAATGCCAGAAGTATTCATGAATTTTTCTACTTCATCCCAATTTGAATATTCTTCATCAGCAACATAATAGACGTCTCTAACTGTACTGTTCACTATTAACTTTGCGCAAGTTAAACATGGAGGACCGTTTACGTAAAGCTTGATTGGTCTAGCGCTATAGTCTGAATGCAAAAAAGCATTTGCTTCTGCGTGAACAGCTATACAGTTATCATAGTTACTTCCACTTGGTGACATGTCCACAAATCGTGGGCAGCCTCCGTCCTCACAGTGTACTGAATTTCTTGGCCCACCATTATAACCAAACCCGACTATGTGACCAAAATCGTCCACTAATAAAGCAGCATACTTTTTCTTACCACATGTTGAAAATATAGTAGAAGAGCTGTAGCACATCTGCATATATTGCAGATCTTTTCTTGTTAACTCACCGTAACTCATAATAGGTATATTATATAACCAGTTAGCAGAGAGGACAACGCTGAAAGTGCTATAAATCTATATCTTGTTTTTTTATTTGAAGATATTTGCGCCATTATAGATAGGCTAATTATCCAATTAATCATAATGGAAAAAAGAATAATTAGTAAAAGGCTACTAAACATAAGAGTACTTCCCTATTAAAGCCTCAATGGAGACGGGGTATAAATCTTTAATTAGTTTCAGAGTAGCTTCTGCATATACTCTAATTTCTTCTTGTGCTGCTTCTTCTAATCTTTGGACTAGGAACAGACATGCTGACTGAAGACTGCATGACCATCTGTAGACTACATTCATTGAGTAAGCCGGTAGGAATAATCTCGCCTGCTCTGGAGCAATGCCAGACTGCATGGCTAGATTATAAAATGCTTCACCCTGCTCTATGTATCTTACTAGTTGCTCGGTTAGTGTTGCCCCAGTAAATGGATCACATATTCCAGCAGATCCTTGTTTTTTATCTTCTGGAGCAAGTCTCCATCCATCAGCCTTTGGAACATAGAAGTCAGGTTCCATCGTCACATATCTTCTTGAGGATTCGTTCCATGAATCCATAGTATGATCTGAGCCAACTACATATTTCCAATGCTGTCTTGCAACCATTAACGGGGCTTTAAATTCAAAAGTCATGAATGCGTGACGGAAAGGAGACATGTGATTCTCTCTAGCAAGAAAATCAATTAGTCTAGCATCTTGTGTCGTAAAAGCTTCGCTTTCTTTAGCAAAGGAAGCTCTGGCAGCATTGACTACAGATAAATCTGAACCCATATGATCGACTAGTCTTACGTAGCCATTGTCTAATACTTTAATTATATTTTTATCACTCATCATCTTCTTCACCTTCGTCTAATTCAAGATCATCAAAAGTATCTTCAAACATTAATTCTACCATGTATTCATCTAAGTCTTCTGTTAGCTTGTATATATTTCCAAGAATTTCTTTTAACTCTTGATCTGTAGAATAATCTTCTACAGAAAGATAATTAAACATTAAGTCTCCTACATGAACTGCAGCTCTAGAAATAGATTGAAAAATTAAAGTAAATTCCTTAAGAAGAGATTCTATAGATACATTTTCTACATTTATTATTCCTTCTATTGAAGAAGATTTAATTCCATCTAAATCATCAGAAGAAATTATTGCTTCAAACATTTTATCTATATCTTCATTTTCAAATTCAGACACTAAAACCTCTTACTTAGAATTATCTTGTATAAACTTTATCTCACATGAATCTGTAGTACAGTAAGCTTCGCCAATAGCATCTGCTGCCATACCTGCGTAAACTCCAGAGAAGTCTATTGGGAATAGTTTCATTGACATCTCATTGTATTCTTCTTCTGAGATTTGGCTATACGGCATTTGCAAGTACGTATGATTACCTTGAGGTAAGAATGAAACAGTTTTTAACTGGCCATCATACATATGCAAAACTGTCCCTACATGCTTTTTTTCTTGTTCTGCATCAAAAGATATAGTTACAGAAACTGAATTGTCTGACCAGTATCTTTGAGCAACTGCAGCTAATGCCATTTTTTCAAAGATTGTTACATCTTTCTCTGATCTTCTTGCTTCAGATTTAATTGGAAAGAAAACAACTGAAGTTGTATCTGGAGACTCTGCTGCCGGCTCTACGTTGTAGTTGGCCATTTTGAATAACGGAAGCATCGGGTCTTCATTAGAAAATCTAACAGCTCGCAAAAAGTATTCTCCACCTGGAGTCCAATGTACACCTGGAGATTCACCAGCAAGAATAGACACAGTGCCGGATGGCTTTACTGTTGTCATTTTAATTGATTCACGAATGCCAAGCCATTCAGAGTAAACTGTATCGTAATTTTTAATTGTAGCATAGCCTGAGTTCATCCACTCTCTTAATACTGGCATTCCAAGTTTGTCTGCAAAGTTAGCAACACCTGACATTGATGTTCCTATTCTGCGGTTTCTTTGCATGATAGCATTAGTCTCTTCCCAATGGGTTGGAAGAAGAGTTACAGTCTTAGCATACAAGTACGCAAACTTTAATGTTCTTTTATAGTCTTCAATGTTATCATGGCGATTTAAATAAGTCTCCACAAGTGTACAGCATTCGTATGACTCAAGTGATTGCTCTGCGCAAGGGTTATAGCCAGCTACTCTCCAGTCCTTGTTATTCGGAGGATCAGCTAAGCGACCATACTTGCGTGACACGTCAAGCCATATAACACCTGGCTCACCATTGAGAGCAATTCCTTCAACTATAGGAGACAAATCTTGACCCACATGTGTTTCTACAGAGTTATTAGACATCCATCCCCACCCTGGGTTTTGTGGATCATAAGAGTTTCTCTCTGGAAAAACAGCAGGATTCTTTAAATTCAAGAAACTTTCATCGTCAATTCTACCAATTAAAAGTTCTGCAGAACGACGAACGTTTCCAGAAACAACACAAACACCAATAAGGTTTCCAATATCTGCAATATCTTTTCTTGTTAACTTTTCACCATTTCTAGCATTAAAGATATTCCTAATTGCTGTATGTAATTTAATTAATGGCGCTGGACCAGATGCTGTTCCACCAAAAGTTTTGATCGGAGTACCCAAAGGTCTAATTGAAGAGTAGTCAAATTCAATGATAGCTTGATCTGATTTAAGATATGAATTTATTAAAGCAATAGTGGAGTCTCTCCAACCTTCTCTGCTGTCTTCAATCAATTCTATAACAGTAGACTTTGTGGGTTCATAGATCACGAAGTCTTTATCAGCACCCTTATCATCAAAGCCTACGCCAACACCCAGCATGGATGCTTCCATAAGAAATCCAAAGGGCTTAGCTGGATTGTGCTTATTCATTTCTGAGGTTGAAACAAATGCACAGTTCTGTAGTGCAGCTGAGTTCTTTTGATCATTAACAATAGGTGTTCCCATTACCCAGAGACCTCTTCCAGGTGGAGTCCACTTTAGATTAAAGAGTCTATCAAAAGCTTCTTTGGCGGAAGCTTGAGCTTTTGCATCGTTCCATGGAAGTCTATTCTTTTTACAGTGATCTTTTTGAAGAGAGTACATTCCATTGATAACTCTTTCACACACGTCAACCCAAGTTTCCTTGGTGCCATCTTCTTTTATTCTTGAGTATGTACGAAGAAATGTAATCTCACCAAGAGAGTTTCCACCGGCATCTTTATATCCGAATGGAGAAGCTTTACCTTTAAAGGAAGAAATAAAGTCATCACTTAAGTGAAAAGAAAATAAAGAGCTTTTTATTGAAGTGTTTATTGATTGGTTAGCTATTTCGTGTAATATACTTGTGTCAGACATTTAAAATTTCTCCTTATTTTTTATTAAAATTTTGACATACTTTTTATCTATCTTAGATATTTCTAGTTCTTTTATTTTACATATTTGATCCATGGTATAAACTTTATATATTTCTCTTTCTATAAAATATCCACTTCTCCAGTTCAAGACTTTGTTAATATTCTTTTCGTGCTTTGTGAATGTGTTACATATAACAGCACCGCCATAAATTTTAATTAAGTTTTGAAACTTCTTAACTATGTCTGCTTTATTATCTGGCGTTACACAGTGTGAATCCTCAGACTTTGAGTACAACCAATTGAAAGCCTGCCTAGTCATTGGGACATAATCTATAGATTCAATCACACCATATGATAGCATTTTTTTTCTATTTTTTCTTATTTGAATGTCTTCATTTACCATTTTTTTATATATATCAATCCAGTCTTTTTGATTAAACTGAACCCAAGTTGGCAACCAAAACAACATGTTTTGAGGAGGGTCTGTGATGATTGACTTATCGTAAAATGGCATTAGGGTTGCACATGCAATAGCCTTTTTAATGTGGTTCTTGGCTTCTGCTTCGTCAGCTATTTTATTCTTAGTATTTACCCAAAGCTGAGAAATGTGTGGCTTCCAGTCAATGTCCGCAACATAGATTCTTAAGTACATATCGGCAACGTCTACTGATATTATATCTTCTTTGACAACCCTCTCGAGATCATCGATTACCATATAATCCTAACTATCTCCATCTAAAGATGACCAAACCTATAAAACCACTTCTAAAAAAGAAAACCCCGCTCATAAGAGCGGGACTTCTTTGTCTTAACGCCTCTATCATTATAGCATTTAGTATGCTAATTTGATGAGGCTAGAACTCATTTATTTATTTTTCTTCTTACATCTTTCTCAAGCATAAGGTGAAAAGTTACTGCTAGCCAAAGACCCATTACTGGAGCTTTAGATATTTTACCTTCTGACAATCTCCAAAAAGATCTTGTCAGTGTTTCTGTTTTTTTTGTTTTAATTGCGAATATATCATAGGCTAAAATATAGCTTACCAAAACTGCCCAACCAAATAAACCAGATACTTTACTATCTTTTTCTAAATGTATTGGGGAAGAATAATAATTAGAGAGCTTTTGCAGATGGTACGCCGAAGTACTCTTGAACTTTTTCTCTTCCATAATCACCCGTCGTATTAGCCTGACCATATCCAACTGTAAATATCTTAGAACTTGTCACACCTTGGAATTCTTCTGGTTTGAAAACTCCAAAAGAAGATGGCGCACCTTGTGCTTCTGTTCTTGCAGCATGGCCTGTATTAGCAAATATATCAGCAGACGGCACTCCGTCGAAAATATTGTTGTTGTAGCTGTAATCACTTACTCTATCAGCATGACCAAAACCTGATGGAAAAGCTGCAGCTCCAGCTAGACCCTTGTACTCCATTGGACGGAATCTAGCACCATCATATGTTGCAGTTCCATCTGGGAATGTTCCAGAAAGCGGATGTACGTAGAGGGTTGTTCCGTTAAATACCTGGGATAGAAATCTATTACCAGGAAATTGCCCAGTTCCAGGGGCAAAATGATTATCAGGAGCACCGTCCAATACATGGCTTGTGCTATACAGTGGGTAGTAGGAATAAGTTCCAGTGCCCTTAGCTTTCCCGGACATGCTAGTATAAGGGTTCACCATCTGATTGGTGTTTTGGCCCTTCAAAACTGGTCTGGGGCCAACATAAAAAGTAGCCATTTATATTCTCCTTAGGATAAATTCTTATTGTTTATAGTAATTGCCAAATGGCAACTTTTTAGTTATAGTTAATTATTAAATCTGATAAAACTGGAGCAGTTCCATCTGGCATGATATTAAGGGTAATCTCTATCCATACGGCATTTGAAGCTCCTGGATTTGTAGTTGTATAGATTGATCCGTCATTGTATATGACCCTATAGCTAAAGGCTTCAGAGAGAAGAGCTGGGGAAACGTTATATATCTTTGGAGTTACGCTTGTAATCGAGGATATTATGTCGCCATTTGCTGGCTCAAATTTGAATATGATTTTACCTGATGGCAGGAATTTGTCATATCTTACATCTAAATCCGAAAGTCCATAAGTGTAGATATACTTTCCGTTTTCTGTAAAGTAATTTCTTTGTCTCATCGCAATTCTTATTGCGGTTATGTCAAGTTCACGGAAGTAAAAACCAATTGGACCAGAATTTAAAATGAAATCAGAGCCTATAGAGGTCCAACCACCTGGTGGAACCTTTCCTATTGCACTTGTAGTTCCATCATATAGCCTATCTCTATTTACAGGTAGCCAAACATCAGACTCTGTCATTGTTGGATTTTGAGTTGTAGTATATTCAATTGCCATAATGTCAACTCCATAAACTGGGTATGGATTGAGCTTTATGAAATTACTCTTTTTTGATCCGCTATACTCTGAAGGAATTTTAACGTATAAATATGTTTGAGCTCCAGCTACAGCTGTTGAGTTTGAGATAACTGTTCTCTTCCAATACTTATCAGATCTATCCAATATGGCATTGTATACATTTGTTCCATCAATAACGGAGCCAGGTACATCTACGCCTGAAAGGCTATTTGATATTCTTGTTTCAAAGAAGTCTGGTATTATTTGACCTTCACTGGATGTAAAAAATTTTAACTTTGAATGCGACGAGCCATCAATCTTTGGAAGAGTTACTATATTGTATATAGGGTCAAAGGAAAGTATCTCATCTAATTGTATAGAAACTTCTCCATTTGGGATAGCATTATTATCTATCTGCTTAAAGGAGTATATGGAAACCATATTTTCTGCTGCCTCTAAAGCTTGGATCCTATCATCCAAGTCTTTGACTGATCTAGTTATAAAAACATGATCCTTCAAGACTCTCTCAAATGCTTCTCCTAGCTTTTGATCTATAACATTAAATTTATTATATAAATAAACTAAATCTTTATAGTTTTCTTCTACTCTAAGGTTGTGATCAGAGCTATCAACTGGACCATTATATTTGGCTGTTCTTCTTTTTGTGTATATAAATTCTGACATTTTTAAACCTTTTTATTTTCTAGTTCTTTAACTTTTTCTGCTATTCTAGACAACTTTGAAGATACGGTAGAAGTGGTATCTATTTCTAGATAATCAGGGGTGGCGCCATCGCCAAAAAACTCAAAGATGACATCGTCAAATCTATAGTACTTGCCATCCTCGTAATCGTCATGAATCTGAAGTTGCTCTGGGTCAACTTGTCCAACAAAAATTTGAATATCTGAATAAGTTTTTTCGTTTAAATAATCAGCTTTTTCATCTAGTTTCTTAAGATCGATTAACATCTTATTCATCTCTAGGTTTTCTTTAGCTGAGCTACGTGGACCCCTAAAGGTGTTTCTATACCTTTGAAATAAGGGTTGTATAATTCTTTTAAATTCTGTATAAGTTCTTGCCATGATATGTCCTATATGCTGTTTTTAAATTTTACTCTATAAGAGTTAAGAGTTGGGGTTCCAAATGGATTGGAGAACCTTGTTATATTTGCTCTAAATCTTATGGCTTCTACTTTTCTAGTATCATTTGATCTATATACAATTCTAGAATTATTTTGAATATACTTTCTGCTAATAATTTCTCTATTTCCCAGATAATTATCTATGGTAAAGACTTTGTCTTCAGAGTTTCTATTTACCCTGAAATCAAAAGGGTCGACATAACTATAGTAATTTAAGAAAGCTGTGCCATAACTAGATAATGATACACCTGACATCAGTGATATTGAACCAGAGGAATTACCTTCTGAGTCAAATGTTACCACAATATCATTTATTCCTGGTATAAAATTCCATGAAATTTCTTTAGAAGGTAGACCACTTTGAATATCAGCAACTAATGTTCCATTTAGGAAAATTGCCACATTCCAATCAATTGCATTTCCAGATTTAGAAACAACATTATTGACTATTGTTTCCTGATCTACTAGCAGTGATGTTTGCAAAAAGCCACTTATTGAATTTAGATTTAATGCTATTGGAATTGATGGCGAATTTGTAATTTCAATATTACCAGGTTCAAATATATTAACATTTGGATCTCTTTTATTTAAAATTTCTGACCATCTATTTTTATCTAAATACAGTCCAGATGAATAAGAAACATATTTAAAAGAAAAATTATTAATTGCATCTAATATAAAAGGATTGTATATTTCTACATTGCTTGGAATAGAACCAATCCTATATGAAGATACTCCATTATATATAGAAGTACTTGGGTTGATTAGTGATAAGTTTGAATTAGTTGACAAAGGATATAGTTGTATCTCATTGTCTGATGGGTTTGATTTTATATTAAAAAAACTTTTAACAGATTTATCAAACGATACAACTTGATCATAAGATGGATCATTTGTAGCGGAAGAAGATATTGGTATCCAGTTAAAGTCAGAAAGACTAATAGCACCAGGAACGTCTTCTGCTACAAAGAATGTAACATCTCCAACAGATGGATTTCCATTAACTGCCTCTATGCTAACTGCATCTATAACCTTATTGGCATCTCCAGAAGGTATAGACAGTGGGGAAGAAACAACTACCGCACTAGCGTCATAGTATTGACCACTAACTATTAGGTCTCTAATTGTAAAATTATACGTGTATTTGTTACTTTCGTCTGATATATAATCTGCTTCATTTTTAATGAGAGTTATTTTTATTGCTCCAGAACTTTGTGGCGAAAAATCAAAGGAGAATCTATCATAGTCGCTATTGGATTGTTTTCTTCTGAACTGTGAGCCTCCAATGGTGAGGGCATCTATTATTTCAGCAATTACAGTTACTGCAGAACTAGTAGCTAATTTTCCATCTACCTTTGAAACAATAAAAGGGGTAGATAGTGGTATGTTGATGACCATTGCGCATGAGCCTATCTGCCCAGATGAATATTCAACCATGCATTTAGTATTCGTAAGTCCATCTAAAATATTGTTATAGTCCGGAAGTTGCTTGGACTCTACAATTGCCCCGTTAAAATAAATTGAATATGTAATATTTGTAGTGCTTATTTTACCAGGTGAGTTAAGATCAAGTGCGGATGATTTTAATTTAGGAAGTGTAACTTTTCTATTTTCTGTATCAACAAAAGCATTAGTAAAAGAAAGGTCAATATTATCTAGGTTTGCAAATGAATCACTAAAAGAATAAAAATATCCGTCTGTATTTGAATTAGAAAAAAGTAGATTATCTATTTTTTTTTCTAAAGATGCTCTTTTATCCTTTAGATTTTTTATCTTCTTATTAAGAAGAGTGACTACATTCATTAATTTTTTTGTATTATCATCCAAAGAATCGTATAGAAATTCTAAGTTAAGAAGCGATCTAGCCATGAATATATTCATTAAATCTGGATCTGTTTTTGCAGTATTTCTTAATACGTTAACATCTATAGATAAAGGTGATCCTATTCTATTTGCGCTAAAGTATTCATCAAATTCTTTTTTAATTTCATTCTCATCTGGTTGACTAATAACTTTATCATTAGCCGAAACACCAGTTGAATACATTAATCTGTATATATTTTCTAAGAATTTCTTTTTTTGTATTTCAGATATACTCATGACTGCTTTACCTTGACTCCAACTTTATAAGAATAAATTATTGGTGTTATATTTTCACCGGTAGGTTTTGTAATTTCTATTTTTAAAATAAATTTTCTTACAGAAGCTGGAATGTCTGGCTGAGAAAGGTAAGAAACCCCTGGCATTCTAAAATTTTCATCTATGTTTTGATTAAATGCCACTACTTCTGGAACGCTTGAGAAAGGGTCTTCTATGGAAGATATTTGTATCCACTTAGATCCATCATCAAGTGAAATGTAATACTTAATATTTTCAGCAATTGCTGAATTAAATTTTCCAGAAAAACCAGTTTCTGCTGAAAGAGTTAGATACTCTATATCTGCTGCAGTATCATACTGTCTGGATACAACAATAGCTTTATCTGAGTATGATTCATGGCCAATAGTTACGTCTCTGATTCCAATACTTCTTCTTTTTGCATTAAGTATTTCTTCCTGTCTAACAAGAGGAACTTTATAGAATTGATTATCAGGTTTCGTATCTTGACTTGAGACTTCTTCTATAACAGCATTAAATTTAGTGTCAAGTTTAAATTTAGCAAATTTTTCTTCTTTAGTTATCGTAATAGTTTCACCTTTGGAATTTTTTTGAGTAGTTGTTGTATTAAGCCATGTTACAATATCCTGCATTAAAGCATAGAGTGACGCATCGTCGGCACTAGGAGTACCCTTCATATTTGATGAATTAATTGAAGATAAAAATGGAGAATCATATCCACGCAGACTCGATACTGCAGAGTTGTTTATGTAAGTTTTGTAATTAGAATCTGTTATCCCATCAGGATAATTAGTAAGAGTTTTAAATTCATCAAGGAATTGATCCCAAAATCTGTTTGTTATATAATGAGAACTTCCATCTAGACTACTTTTTACCTTTACAACAAACCCGCGTGCTATAGGTATTTCTCTTGATAGTTTTACGTCTATAGTTTTTGTATTTTGTGTTTCTGACTTAAAGAAGTTTGGTTGATTATATGACGGTATCAATTCGTTGATGTTATATGTTTTTGTTGACCAAGGAATTGATGAAAAATTTTCGCTTGTAACAAGAGGTGAGTTAGGATCAAACCTTTCTTGAATAGAATAAGGATTGCCCGTAGTAGATGGTTTATAATAAATATGTTTAATGTTAACCGGAATAGAATCCGATTGCTCAAAAGATATTTTAATAGATTTAACTTTTCTTTCGGAAAAAGAAATCTTTGCTTCTCTATAATAAAAATTTTTTACTTTATCAATCGAAGAAGGAATGAAGCTAGAGCTTATATATATTGGTTGAGTTAAAATATTCTCTTTGACATTTAACTCATCAACGACCTCTATTGATTTAACTGTTACATCTTTAACTATGTAACCAGCTGATCCAAAATATGGAATTATTTTAACAAAATTAGCAGATTCTGCCATTTCTTTTTCCATAACAATATTCAACAACAAAGATTCACCTTTAAAAGATGACCAAGGGTCATAAACTATTGGTTGACCAGGTCCAGGATTAACTATGTATTTATACTCAAATTCTTTTGAATCAGGTTTTTTATTTTCTATGTTTATCTGTTCATATTCAAAAAATGTTAATGGGTTGTTATCTCTAATGTTTTCTTGATTAATTATTGTAGGTGTATCTTCAAAAAAATACTTATAAACATTAGTTGAAGTTGATGAGGCATAGACTGCGTGATTGTTACCCCTGTAGCCATTTGAGCCCTCAGCTATAAAAATAGATCTTGGTACCCAATTTTTTACTACGCCTGAAGATAAGGTCATTTGCCCATTATCTATCAATGGCAATTGATCTTTATTATCCATTTTAGAAAAATCAATATAATCTGAACTATCAAAAGAATTTCCAAAATAATATAAATCACTTGAAGGACTACTTGAGTACATCTGCAATATTTTAACTTTGCTTTTTATTCTATTAATAAAATTATTTTCTTGAGCTATTTCATCAGTAAATATATTATGTGAGTTAATGAATACTGCAGTTAGGTAATCTATTTGTTTTGCTATGATATTTATATCATCTGAGTAATTACCTGTAAACAAATTAAATTTATCAGAGATAGGTGGCTCACCTTTAATATAAGGATCAAACTCAGTAAGTGGTCCGTGAGATCTTATTTCTTAAGAAATTTATTAATGATTGATATTCTTTCATTAATTCTTGATTATCAAAAAATTGATTCTCCCTATAATTTGCCAAAAACTTACTGACTTTGGCAACTATCTGATCTTGAACTATTGTATTTGCTGAGAGCTGAGTCATGTTATAACCTTAATAATTTTTTTGAAAATGGATCTAGATTGTTTACTTTGGATTTAATTATAACATTATCCACAGATATTCCATTATATTGACCAGGCAAATTGTTTCTTAGTATCAATCTAAATCTAAGCGAAGATGGTATATAGCTATAATTAACCGTAAACAGTTGGTTAATTGGCCTATTAAATACTATTTCTTTTCCATTTTGGAAAAACAAATATTCACTAGTATTATAAAAAGATGATCTTAAAAAACTATTATTTGTATAGTTTGTTAAGTTAATTGCCACTTGACCATCTGCCATTGTGACAGTAACCGGAGAGTAACCGATGTTAGTTTCTGTATTTATAGTACCATGAGTTTCGCTATAATAAGCGCCATTGAACTTGTCTTCAATATATGGAATGAAAGAAAGTGGTATTCTATTTCCTGGTCCAGTAGAAGTAAATTTCTCACCAGAGTTACCTCCACTAGAAAAAGCTCTAACTGCAAAATTAGAATTAGACAAAGAATCTATATCAATAATAGACTGACTATATTCAGTAGTATTAAGATAATAATCTACTATATAATTTGCGGTTCTATCTAAAGTAGACTTGTAAAATATTGAATTTCCAAGTTCTTCATATTCCCAATTATTAGGGTTTTCTAAAATTCCGTTTTTATAAACTTTTATTCTTGATTCTTGCGGAATAAATCTTAACTTTGCCAAGTTAAATGTATCAAAAAATATAACTTCAGATTCAATATAGTTTGAACTTCCAGCAAATAGCGGGATCCAATCATCCTCTGATTCTATTGAATCTTTATATGTAATACTAAGTTCATATGATCCAGACTCTTTTATATCATAATTATTAAAGGTCAAATCTCTTCTAGCATTTACCTTATTAACTATGCCTTTTACGCCTAATGGGAATCCGTTGGTTTCTATTTTGCTGGAAACAAAACAAGCTTTATTTTGTGTTGATGTTTGAGTTAAGCCAAACAATATGTTTTTAATGGAAAAAGTATATTCATACGAATTTGAATCTTCCCTATTAGACAAGTATCTAGCGACACTATCAACAGAAACACCTGGTGCTATAGGGTCTTCTTTTTGAAATAAATTATCAAAGTTATCAAATTCATCTTTAACAGGAATGAATCCATCGCTTTTCAATGAAGCCATTCTATTATTAGTATTTCCCGGCCTACCGGTTCTATATACAGTGGTATTAAATAGATTATTTCTTGCACCTATAACGTGTTGAACAATGGTTTGAACAATGTTTTCGATTGCGTTTATATTCTTTGAATCTACAATTTCTCTTGACTTTGTTAAAATTTCTGATTCAGTTAATTCTGATAACTTTTCATTTACACCATCAGAATATCCCTCTTCTAATAAAGGGTACCTATATGAATATACTTCTGTATAAGCTTTTCTGTTATTTTTATTTTTTTCAATATCATTTGCGTTTTTAAAATAAAAGTAAACAAGATCTTGAAGTCTACTTGGACTATTTGATTTTTCTTTTCTTCTTGCATCTACAATTTCCTGAAGCATTTTTGAATTTAACTCTTGAGTGATTGGTACATTTTCACTTCTATAGTATTTAGATTGATTAAATATAAATTTAATTTTTGATACGTTACATTTATTAAATACAACATCTACTGATTTGTCTATTAAAAGTGGTGAGCTTAAGACTGAAAACTCTATATTTCCAAGAGCAGAATTAACTGGATCAGTTTTTTCAATTACAACCTGAAGTAATTGCATTCCAATGCAATCATTAGGATTTACCCTTATTGTATCCATTGCTACTGGATTAATGAATGAAATTTCAAAAAATGACTGAGCACCTTTGTTGTAGGAAGAATTATAATTAACATAAGACTTTGATTCAGGCAGTTCTGAGTTGATTAAAAATGGAGACTTAACAGTTACTGTCCAATTATTTACTGGATCCGTATCTAATACTGAACGAAAATCGGAATCCGTAGTTAAGTGAGAAGCATAGTTACTTGTTGAAATAATTCCAGGCTTAATGTTATGAAGTTGGTTTTGAAAATTAATTCCATTTGCAATAGTCATCTTACTTAGAACTGGATCAATGTAATAATTTCCATTAGAACTAAATTCTACATTGTCTCTATCAAAAAGTTTGATTGTCTTACTGTCGGATAAATATGAAGATAGATTGTTATCAAAATTTTCTACATAATTAAAATTAAATAGATCATCTTCTCCAACTATAAATTGATAGTTGTCAACAAAGTTTTCTAAATGAAATATATCTTTTTCTATTTTTTCTATTTCAGAGGAGTAAATAGAGGCTACTGAATTTAATGCAACAGACAGAGCTGAAGAAGCAGAAAAAAATTGATTCATTCTTAATGAAGAGTCTCTAAAAAATTCTATAACACCTTCTATATTAAGCCTGGAATATCTTAAAGCTAAAGAAGGACTGTAGTTTATACTTGCATCAAAGCTTCTAATATTTTCAATTAAAGAAGATACCTGAGTTTTATCAGCTTTAATGTTTTGTATTAAAGAGCTTACTGTTTTTCTACTTTGACTAGAAAAAGTTTGTATAGTTTCAGGAAGGTGCTGTAACACTGCTACTCCAATCTTTTCCATCCATGTCTTGTAATTCGAAGACAACTCCGGCGGTTATGTTTCTTCTCACTATGTCGTAAACCTCTTCATGATTTAAAAAGTTTCTCTTAACCAAAGTAGGTAGTTTAATTATAACATATCCACCCTTTGGATAAGCTTCACCCAGAGCTGGATATATATCCCAGTAAGATATAGCCTGATTAATGTCATCAACAACTGAATTGGTAGTGAAACTTGCTGATATTCCACCACCTTTTACTCTTAGATCTTTGTAATCAAAATTTTCATCGTTAAAAGTATTCAATACATAAACTATACCTATTAACACAGCAAATGGATCATAGGTAGATTCATCATCTTTATTAAAGATACTATTGTTATAGGTAAAGTTTATAACGGAATCAACAGTATATTCATTCACTAGAACTTTTCTAAGAGCTTGTATTCCTACTACTCCTTCTTTATATACTGGTGTTTCATATTTATATATTTCTTTTGGTTTAATGTAAATATATAATGGTTTATTTATTTTTACCGTATCTTTATTTAAGAAAGGATTGGTTGGTATTGGAGTACCGCCGCATTGAATAACTGAGATATCTTTATACCTAACAGTATAGTCAACTTTAATTAAAGATTCATTAGTGGGAATAATGGGATCAATAATTTCGATTATTCCATTCTCTGCATCTATATCTTTTATAGAAGTTTCAGGGATTTGCTGCCATGGACTCGATACAGATTCCCTTGTGTATATCTTGACTATGTTCTTAAACTGAGTAGCAAATCTAAAAAGGTCAGAAGAAGCGTCTTGAACAGTAACTATAGGAGTTCTTCTTAATTTAATTGACCTAGAGTCATTTATTATTGGAGTCTCTCCTATGACATCATAATAACCTCTACCGAAAACCCTTGACCAGGCAACGTTTTTGATGCTTGACGTATCGTAAATAGCAGTTAGTTTTTGATTATTATACTGAGATAAAAATCCTGAAGCTTTTTTAAATGAAATATTAACATCTCTAGAAAAAGATCCTGAAGTTAAGTATAAAGGCCATACTTCTGTTTTTCGTAAATTTGGAGGCATGTTAACAATTTGTATTTTATTTTTTTTATTTACTTTAACATTATAAGCAGGATAGGCCATCTTAGTTGGTATGTTTGCTGGAATAAATGAATCTCCGTTTGAAGAACCGGTAAATTCTGTCTGAGTTCCTATGTTGCCATCGTAGTCAAATGCATATACGCCAATGTATATATTCTGCGGTCCAGTTTTAATGAACTTTAAGTATGATATTTTTTTACCGATGAACTGTTTACTTGCGATATCGTAAAATCCATATTGCAAACCTTTACCTTCTTGTGGAACCCTATTGGATATCTCTATGTCTGAATAATACACATCTATGTCGCTAGAAGTATTATTAGATACAGTTGCAAGATTGATTGGAATTGGAACTGCCTTATTGTTGACAACTTGGCATAGGAGACTAACGCCGTCATAGTAATTAAATAAATTTTTTCCTGGTTTTATTGAGCTTAATTTTGGATCCGTTAAAGAATAATCACTAATAGATTGAGTAGTCTTATGAACTACACCTTTGGTATACTGTGAAACATTACAAGTAAGAGTAATATTATTACCGGTTCTTGATAAATTTACATGTGAGTCCGGTACTGGTACAGAAGTTCCGTTTTGTTTTACTGAACCTGGGAGAACTATTGCCGTAGTAATATCTATAGGAAAATCTTGCCTTAAGTTTGCTATGTCTACTTCTTCACCCCTATTACTATTTGGCTTGAACTTGATGTTGTTAAGGTCAATGTTTAATCCTGAATATGTAATTTTACTATTAGAAAAAGTTTCATTAGCCAATTGATAGACTGTTATTGAAGTTAGTTTTGCATTTTGTTTAATAAACTGTGCATCTACTAAAAAATTTTGTTGTGTAAAAGAAATTTTTGTTTTTGGAATTGTCATAGACACTGTACCGGAAACTGGTATTGTTTGTATAGAATCTATTGCTTTCCAATGGTATTCAGCTGGTATTTGAGATGTTGTCTTAGTTGTTGTCGACTTTGTTTTATAATTGCAATATACGTCAGCTACATATATCCCTTCTGCAGTTAGCCCAAAGTCCCCACCAAGTTTTGAACCTTCAAGAAGTATGGAAATGTATTTACCTTTAATACTTCTTCCGTCTACTTCTGCAAAACTAATTGTATGATTTTTAGAAAAATTCTGTGCGCCATAGTTATTATTGCGACCAATATCAAAAACATAATCATCTGTTATATTTACATCTATAACTTTAAAGCCTTTATAATTAGGAGATTTTGCAGTAGCTACTGTACTAAAATTACCCCCTGCTATAACAACGGAGTCTACATAGTCTACAATTGAGTCATCTGGGAGCTTAAAACCAATCCATACCCTTAAGGTATCTGGGTCCCTGCTAGCGTCTGATATTCCAGTAAAGTTAATTAGTCTAAAACCCTCTTTACTCTGTAAGCCCTCTACTGCATTTCTGGATCTAATCGCACCTCTGATATATCTATCAATATTATCACTTCCATAAACCTTATTATTGATTCTTGTTAAATATCCAGATCGTACCTCTTCGCTCATGTCAATCCAAACATTTGCTAGACGGGTTTTTGTTTGAGAGTCTACAATTCCATCTTGCTTTAATCCTCTATCTGCCTGGAATGCTTTAACCTTAGCAGTGGTAATTTTTCCAAATTTTCCATCTATTGTAGTTGCAAATTGACTACCAGCAGCCGATAATGTTAATTGTATATACCTAATGTATGTTGGATTACCTTTACCTTCAAATAGTTCATCCCAACTATTTCCATTATCTATGTCATATGTATACTTAAAGGCATTAAACACATTTGATACATCGCCAAGAAGTGGTCTTATTTTACTATATCTACTACTGCCTTGTGATGACTCAAATGCAGGGGGAAAATACTGAGCCATTTTTCCCGCAACTGGTGTTTCTGTAGTAACAGTAGAAGCAGATTGTTTTACTACCCACTCACCGCTGAGCTATTGTAAATTTTTGCGTTTGTGTAAAGTTTACATTGGCTTCTATCTGTATACTGGCATCTAATTCTTTAGCTTTTTCCTCTGCAGAGATAGAAGAATGGACTATCTCAAAATCAACTAGATGTGATTTTGGAGGAATGATTGGAAGTACTTTTAAATCTGATTTTCTTGAAGGTATTACTTTATCTCTAACAACGTATGGACCAAAAGAAGAAGGTACAAAGAACTTCTCTGATACTATATCGGTGTATGCATCACATGATGAAGTTTTATTATTTATCTTAACTAACTCATATGTTGATGAAAGTTCAGATTTTTCTGTTGCTGTTACTGGTGATGTATTCGTCCATGAAATATTTGGATTTGTATATTCAATATATAATTCTATATTTAAATCATTTTCATCTAAAAATACATCATTAACAGAAGAGTTAACGCTTGACAATTCTTTGATGTATCTTAATTTTGGGTTAGGTAAAATATCTCTTACATACTTTTGTTCATTGTCAACAACGACTTGTTTAAAGTATTTTTGCTTTTCTTCATCATAAGTTGCATCAGGGTCAATCACCCAGTCATTGTTCCAAGCACATGAGAAAACGTGTACACTTGACCTTAAGTCTCTCTTTTCCCTAGTGGACTCCAGTCTGTCATTTAATGCGACTGAAATACAGTTATATAAAAACTTATACGGTCCTTCAACAAAATTAGAAAATACTGTAGTCGAACCACTACCTATGTTGACTGGTCCATTATTTGACGTAGGAACTAATGTTGACCCAGAGTATATGTCATTGCAATATTTTAAGAATCCAGTTGTAGATACAACAATATTTCCAGATAATAATCTATCTGTTTCTTTTGTAAATCTTATATTTCCAAATATTTTTCCATAACTTGTTGTTAAAATACTTTCAATTCCGGGAGTTGTACTTAAATCAAAATAATTATATTTTTTTATACTTCCATTAACGGCCTGTCCAGATCCGTATATTCCAGAATTAGATGCAAATTCAGAAGCGTTGATATTGAAAGCATTGTTTTTTGAAGATTTTAAAAATAAACTTTCTGAATTATAACCAGATGGACTTGAAGATATGGTAATATCAGGAGCTATCTTTATTTCTTTAAGAGATTCATTTAAAAATGCTAAACTATCTAGAGGCGCATTAATTACATCTAATAAAAGTGTTCCAGCGTTATCAACAAACTTTTTTAGCTTTTTTCCTTGACTATCGGTAATCTTCCAGTGCAATGATCCTACTAAAAAGTCATACTGAGATAGATCATCTTCTTGAATTGTATCAATATCAACCAGCCAATAATCTGCTTGACTCTTGTCGGATATTGTGCTGATTGGATTTATTATCTCAAAAGAAGATAAGTTAAATGAAGAATTCTCTAGGTTAGACAATACATATGGAGATATTTTAGATAGATCTTTTCCATTACTACTAGAATATAAAACTCCTGCCTGTACTGTTTTAGTAAGTACACCGGATAAGTTTGAGCGGTTTCCATTAAATGCAGTAGAAAAATTAACAGAGTTTTTTATTTTTGCAATTATTCTCCAGTTAAATATTTCAAATGTTCTATTGTCATCTAAAGCTTTTCTGTTAACAAAAACATAATTATCATCTGTACCACTGTAATCTTTATTTATATAATTCTTTTTTGTATTTCTTTTTACAGAAAATACCCTTTCTCCAACTCTTGATCTGTCAATAACTTCTGTTTCTTCTTGAATCTCTTTAAAGATTGGAAGAACATTAATTGTTTCAGTGTATCCAAGTATTTGCTTTGACCAGAATCCATTCTCGTCTACTTCAACTTTATCGTATGAAAGTTTTAAGTTCTTTGGATTTGGGTCTTCTAAAAGAATTATAACTTTATGAGGAATTTCATTGTTTGTAGCATTCTCTTGTGTTAAAAATGATTCTATTAAAACCCTGTACTTTAACTTTCCAGTTACAGGATCTGAATAAATATTTCCATTTTCGTCTAATACCTTTATGGACTTTGGCATATATTCAGGATTTGAAAAAGAAGATATAGAAACATCATAATAAGATTTTGCTTGTACTAGTGTAAAGAATTTACTTACATAATAACTATGTGCATAAATTTTTTGTTCCACATCTGACTCTTCATATTTCTGAGAAAAGGACTGCTCATTAAGCAATATGTCACTAACACTTACGTCATCTGATGAAACAAATGGATTTCCATCTGAATCCTCTAGTATCCCAAGCTCATTGGCAAACATTATTTTAGAAAATGAATTAGATTCATTTAAGTTTTCTGGAGTTAAAGAAGAAAGATCTACTATTGAAATATTATTTTCAGGAGACACTTCTTTTGAAGTATACCAGCCTAAATTAATAGCGTCTCTTGGAACATAATTGCCAACTTTTACTGCTGGTTCTTTTCCTGAATCTGTTGCATCAGTAAACTTTTTCATTTTTAATCTTCCTCATATTCATTCATTAATCCATAGTAATCTGCAACTTGGTAAGGAGTTGAGCCAAGAAGACCTATATCATGCTGTTCTTTTCTTGACATTGGATACCACTTTGGTGGCATCCAATTTGGAGTCGCACTATACTTAGGAGCATGGCTTCCATCATGATAATTGATGGTAAAAGACGGAGTAGAATACATGTCCTCTACTTCTTCATATAGTACATTTGGATTATATAATATAGCATCCTTAAAATTGTAATTTAAGTTATCATATTTTTCATACCAATATACTATGTCTCCAGCTACTGTATTTGGATTATAGTTTACTGTTGCTGCGTTTTCAGTTTCTAAAGCAGTTATCCATATTCCAGGATTATATTTATCCATAGATAAAATTGGGCCCACTTCAAACATTCCATATTCATCAGTCGTTACATAATTTGAATACGGCGTTGCATCAAATACATCTTTTAATGTCCTACCTTTTCTCCAGTAAACTACTTTATTTACTTGAGGTTCGCCAAAAGGTGACCTGACAACTCCGGTAATGTAATTATTACTAAGGCCATCAGCATAAAAAACATTATTTAAAGGAAAAGCTTTTAGCTCAGTTTCTTTTTCATATATTGAAGATATTGAATATTGTAATGTTTCAGAGAAGCCTTGGGTTTGGGAGTTTGGATGAGCCTGTGCAGAACCATTAGCCACACCTAAAACCGTTAAAGTATCTGATGTTGAGTTAGCTGGTATAGTGCCAGAATAAGAAAGTATAACTGATGCAAAGCCGTTTATGTCAGTCGTGTAATATGCACTTTCAGACTGAAGATTTAAAGAAGATACACTGAAAGTTTGATATGGTTTTGGGTTTCCATTTTCATCTATAGATACAGCTACTAGAGCCATGTATTCATCTGAGTTATCGAGAATATACGATGGACTTAAGGTTAAATCAAAGTCTGCAAATTCATAATCATTATGACTTAAGTATACAAATCCTTCTGTATCCCAAAGTTTCATTGGATCTATTTCAAGAGATATAGGAGTTGCATGACTTACAATCGCATTTTCATAAGTAACTTTATATTTATAATATGAATTTGGAGTGGAACTAAAATCTAAATGAGTTACATATTTTTCATTTAGTTGATCAAAATAATCATTATCTACGATGTAGGTATCTCTTACTTTATAAGTTACTGAATAATCCCTATCGATAACTTTTGGAGTAGCATCGCTAAATACAGATACATTGCTTGTAGAGCTGGATCCAGCTTGAAGCATCTCATAGCCGGTAACTCTATCTACTACACTTACGTCGTAAACATCTTCGTAACCTAGGTATAAATCATTGGTAAAATTAGCTTTTACTATTTCGTTATTAATGAGCGAAACACTAGTTGGAGTAGCCTCATTGTAAAATGCTACTTCTGATAGCATTGTTGGAGTAGCAATAAGTCTCTCAACTATAATTGGAGCACCTTGTCTAGCTACGTTAGATAAATTTAAATTAAAGCCAGGAGTAGAAAATTCTTCTGTAACTGGATTAGAAAATATGTAATGATCTTCACTGTTTTGACTGTACCAACCTGAATTTATATAACTCTTATAGACTCCGGTATAATTTGCGCTAACTTGAACATCAGGAATAAATCCACCTTGATATTCAACTAGTGGATTAGAAATCCATATATCATCTTCATTGTCAACAGAAACATATTGCTCTGAAAGATAAAGCTCTACCCCTTCTGTTTCATTGACTGCTTCTAGTTTGTAAATGTAATCATTATCTGGATCAAGACCAAATGTTTCGTAGTTTAATTCATATCTGCCAACTATATTTGAATTTTTACTAAATGTTTCATCCCAATTATCTTGATCATATCTTACTACTCCATTTTTATTAACCAAAGCTTGAATTATTGGAGTGCTATATTCCGCAAAGCTTTCCCATGATTCAACCTTAAAAGGATAGACTGGAGTAGAGGATAGTCCTGTACTAAATATAATGGAATCAGGAGTTGATCCATATGGATACTTTAGATCCGCAAAATAATAACTTACTGTAGATCCAGATGTGCCAATGTAACCAAGATGATCTTGAGGGGTTGCAAAATTTGGATTTATGTATTTAGCAATTATATTGGGCGAGGCTGGGACTAAGTAATCTAGAGAATCATAAGTAGAAACTCCACCATAACCGATATAGGGAGATGCAACATTGACAAGAGTATTATCTTCGTATCCATCTGGCTTAACGTTTTCAATGTGAACATATATTGGAGTTGCGCCAGGAGGGAACACTAAAGTGTTAGCTAGTGACTGTGTATCTAGTGAGAAGTCTTTTAGTTCAGAGAATGAATTTATTCCATTGAGAAGAAAACTGCCATTAATTCTTGGAGAAGTGTTAAACACTCCTCTTGTTTTATTATAAACATTTGAGATCAATCTAATATTAGCACCATTGTTGCTAAAATTTGGTGTACTTAAATTAATTGGGCTGCCGATAACACTCGTTGAAGGTGTTGAACCAACGAATCCAATCTCAAAATTAGAAGAACCAGACGATGGCGTAGCAGAAGCTTTTGTTGCATAGTAATAATTTATTCTATTTGAATTTGGACTAGCAGATGTAGTAGATACATTTAAGTATGGTTGATCATTAGATATATCTTTAAATACATATCCAGTATAAGCATAACCGTCCTGATCAAATATGTTCATAACATTAAATTCAGGACTTGCTGGATGTCCAGGGTAGAAT